TTCTTAAATGCAGACAGAACTAACCCTTTTACATCTACTACAGCTGGTACACCACAATCTAATACAGTTTCTACATACGAAGCTTACCGTTTTGGTCGTAAACTTCTAGTAGAATGTATAAACGCTTTGGCTGCTGCTGCTCCTGTGCGTGTTGTTGTTATTCCAGGTAATCATGACGAAGAGTCTATGATGCACATGGGAGACGCATTAGAAGCATTGTATGAAACTACTGAGCATATTACTGTAGACAATAGTAGACCTTTAATGAAAGGTTATAAGTACGGAGAATGTTTACTTATCTTTGACCATGGTAATAGAGTGAAGAACTACAAGAATCTTGCGTCTGTTATCTCTCAAAGGTTTAGAGAGGTTTGGAGTAGCGTAAGGCACATTGAAGTCCACAGAGGGCATCTACATAGCCTTAAAACAAGTATTATGGGTCAAGTAGAAGAACTTAACGGAATTGCTGTTAGGCATCTCGGAAGCATGTCGCCAACTGACCAATGGCATGATGATAGTGGATATATGTCCACGATTAAACGAGCGCACGCATTTGTATGGCATAAGACCAACGGTATGCAGTGTGAATATTACTATAACGTTCCTGTAAGAAATGGAAAACAAACAAAAGAAGCCTCCGAAGAGTAGTGTTAAATTTAACATTACATTATCTGATGAGCAGAAGTCGGCTAAGAGCGAGATATTAAATCACGCATATAGTTTTGTAGTAGGTAAGGCAGGTAGTGGTAAGACACTGTTAGCAGTACAGATTGCACTTGACCAATTCTTTAAACGTCAGTATAACAAGATAGTTATTACTAGGCCGACTATTGCAACAGAAGACAACGGTTTTTTGCCAGGAACAGAAAAGGAAAAGCTAGAACCTTGGTTAGTACCCATCATGTCTAACATGAGAAAGGTATACAACAAAGAAAGTAAGATAGATAAAATGGTGGAACTTGGTGAGGTAGAGCTTGTTTCTTTGTCTCACTTTAGGGGTAGAACTTTTGAAAACTCTGTAGTTATTATAGATGAGTTTCAAAACCTTACTAAGTCACAGTTTAGAATGGCTTTGGGTAGATTAGGAAAGAACTCTATAATGATATTCTGCGGAGACAATCAGCAAGTTGACCTGAAAGACGTTAACTACTCTGCAATACATGATGTATCTAAAATAAAAGATAGCTCTTACGTTTATAAGATTATCCTTGAAGATAACCATAGACATAAGGCTATTGATGATGTACTAAACTTACTAACTACATACTAATGCAAGAATTAATACAAATAATATACGGAAGAACTACCTTGGAACTTGGTGTTTACTGGGGTGTGCTACTAGGCTTTCGTACTTTTGAGGCTAATGAAGTTCATCAGGCTTACGAGCTACACATATATGTACCTTTTATATATATTGCAGTAGTGCAGAACGTAAGTGATGAAGAAGATTTAAATCTCTGATTCTAACTTATACAGAACTTTCTGTAAGTGTTTAACCTTAACTTGTTTATTAAAATATGGACTTGACTCAGCCTTATCGTGACAGCTCCTACACAGCGCTACAAGGTTTTCTATGTAGTCTTTACTCGAACCACCCATTCCCCTGGGATGTATATGATGAATGTCTACAGCAAGCTGCCCACAATTGGTACATAGAATGTGGTCAGTCCTGTCTAAATTAAAGAAGGTTATATATACTTTCTTATGATTCACCATCTAACTGAATAAATTGTCCTATGTGGTTTAGAGCTTCTGTAGCTCTTATAAAATCATTCACATCTTCAGTGATTGAATACTCTACTATATAATCTCCTACTACTGGTTCTGTTTCTCTTTCTCCAGCTAGTTTAGCCATCTTTTGTTCATGATACCACTGTGCATACTGCTCAAGTAGTTTTTGTGAAATATGTTTTTCCATTTGCTTTTTGTTTAGTAGTGATAACAGAGGGAAACTCCCACAGCTTCCCCCTGATTCTCACGTGTTGATTTCTAAATCCCGTTAGAAATTTTGCCTGCTTCCTAGGGCAGGACTTGTTTTGCCCAACTCAAGTATGGTGCTCACTTTACTTTTAACTTCCGCAGGCTTCGCAGTCTTCATCATCTATGCTGCAAGCGTCTGGTTGGTCTTTGTCTTCTAAGTCTACTATCCATGAGTCCCATGTTTCTCTAGCGACTTCTTCGTTCTTTAGTTGTTCTGCTGTTTTTTCTGTTAACATTACTTTGTTCTTTTTTTTAAAGCACGTAAGCTTATGTCAAGCTTGTACTTGATTGATAAATATCTTTGGACTATCCGTAGCCCATGCTTTTTACGTTTAGCTTTTTGTATAGCTTCTTGTATAATACCTTTCATGTAAAATGATTTGCTGTAGGGGGAAGAGTCGAACTTCCACGTAGAGGTTAGCTAAAGGACAAGTTGTGCACAATGGTGGTCAACCCGCTATCCTAAAGTTTATTCCTTTATCTACACCCTCGAGACAGGAGGGCATGTCTGCCAGTTTCATCACCCTACATTACTAGCTTGCTCTCTCTTTGAGTTTAAGCCATCTAACCTTCTTTGTATATCACGTTGAGATACAATGATGTTAAACTTCTTTCTAAGTATTCTTTGAGTCTTATTCAGTCCTGTACCGCTATTAGCGTGCATGTCTGATACAGCGTTTACTATTTGCTGCTCTTGTTCTGTTAGTTTACTCTTCATGTTTAAATCTAGGTTGAGTGTAACCGCATTGGGCTATCTGTTCCAAAGATATAATTTTTATTTCACATCCTTGTGATTTTTGATTATCAGACTTTAGTCTTGTCATCAAGTTTGCATTATACCTAGAATCGTTTAGCAGCTCTAATGTGTTTCCTATACAAACTTCTCTTGTGGTTTTTTTGTATGGTTTATTTATTAGAACTTTCTCCCCTTTGCGTTTACCGTAATACCTTACTTCGTAAGTAACCTTGTTAAAACATATAGGCATTTTATACATTCAATACCTCCTTAATGTTTTCTATCTTTTGGTTAAGCTGTTTATTACGAGAGATTAATACTCTGCATGTTTCAGTAAGCTCTGCATAATTCTGCCCACTAATACTGTAGTCTTCTCCTTTCTCTCCGTACAACTCAAACCTACAATACTCAGCTAGCTTGTTATATAATTCAACACTATCTTTTTCCATGCATAAAGTTTCTTCATACACTTTAACGTAGTGAATTATTGTTGCGTGGTGTTTACCAAACATCTTACCTATTTGACTTAAAGTAAATTTAAAGTAATCATGTATAACTGAAGCAATAACTATGTTTGTGTTGACCATAGCTCTTTTTCTGCTGTCTACTATACTAGAGTCTATACTCATGTGTAAGTATGCTCTTGAAAACACATTACTTAAAATAGTTTTGTTAAGCTCACTTATATTCAGGGAATGAATTTTCTGCAAATTCGGTGTCCAAGGTTTTAATTTTATTGTAGATTTCTTTTGTTTCTCCATGCGCTTTTTCTTTATCTTTTTTTGTACTATCTATACCTAAGTTACTTTGCAGTATAGCGTTCTTGTGTAATAACTTGTCTATTTTACTCCTGGTCTTCTTGTTCGTGTAGTAAGGAGATAAACTTTGATTTTTCTTGGTAGCCATATATTCCTACGTTATTTATTTTAGCACGAGCTGGTATCATTTCATTAAAATACAACCATGCATTGATTAGTTTTATGTTGTTGTTTTTATCTATTGTCTTGATAATAGTTTTCTTTCTTTTATACCAGATAGGATGACCTTCTAGCATGTCTAAATCATCAAGAGTAGCCCTACTAACGTCGTAGAGCTCTCCTGATATATTAGTTAAAGAAAACGATTCAGACACGTATGGAATACCATCTTCGTACATTATATACCTATCTTTAGTAAGTCCTGTACCTATGTATTTACTACCTGCTAGTAGTCTATGGTTTCCATGTGCTCTTTTCAGAGTTCCGTATACAAATACTGTTTCCAATTAAAATTTGATTATGTTGTTAAATGCAGTGTACATGTCTTGCACACCATCTTGGTCCATCTTTCTAAACGATTGTATATTAGCTATACCATTCTGATATGCTATTCTACTGTCGTCCATTCCTGTAACAAAGTCTACAACCACTACGTCGTATGGAGCTTTCTTTTCTATAAAAGCAAAGTAAAACTTATGAGCTTTAAGTCCGTCAAGATAGAATGCTGCTTGTATCCCATACTTAAAGTTCTTTATGCTTTCTGCTATAGCTTCTATGTCTATACTTTTACATGTCTTTATATCAACTATGTAATTTTCTTTAGGGTCATAGTAATCTACTTTAGCTTTACATTTTACACCTTCAAGCTCAAATAACTTTATAACTTCTCTTTCACCACCCTCATGTACTAACTTACTGTATATAGGATGTCTGCTTAAGCTTTCCTGCATACCTAGCAACATGTTCTCACTCTTACCTGGTAGGTGGTTAGGTACGTCTTGATTCTGTTCTTTCCATTCTGCTATATACTCTTTACCTGCTTTGGTTCTTTTATCCATAGCTGGCTCAAATGCATATAACTTCTTGTACTCTTCAGGTTCAAGCATCATAGCATGGAACGCAGACCCTACTAAGAACGCTTCACTCTCTATGTTTTGTGACATAGCAAAATCAAACTGCTTCTTGCTCCCTTGTAGAGCCTGCTTTACCATACTAGCTGATATATACTCTTTATCATCAAAGTAATTATCGTCTGTAATTATTCCGTTGTTCTCTAACATAACACATACTTTGCTACGTTAGTCATCTTTTTGCTACCATCTTTGTTAGTCCACCTGGTAGCCACTCGTGCATTTTCTGTATTTATCTTTACTCCGTCTGCTTTTAGTAAAAAGATAGATGCTGATAGCCTTGTATTACCAAGGTCTCTAATAGCTTCTAATGAGGTTATACTCTTGTACTCTTGTAAGTACTTCAATAGTCTTGACTTATGTGTTTCTTTTTTCATTTTTTAAAACTTTAATGATTACTCCTGCTCTTTCTTTATCTACAACATACCCTGTAAAGTGTGGTATGAGGTTGTGTATGTCATCATCCTCTATCCATTCGTTCTTAACCATAAGGTCTTGAACTGTTTGGGCTGGGTTGATGTAATCAAACTTTCTCTTACTGTCTCGTATAAAGTAGAATGATACTGTGTATGGTTTTTCTAAACCTTCTGTAAGTTTTAGGAACTTATCTTTCTTTTCCAGGTAAAACTTCTTTGTGTTTTTTATATACTCTCTTGTCGTCTTGCTGTTTATCAGGTATTTACCTGTCCACTGTTTACTGTTTTTGCTTGACGGTACGTTAAAGGGTATGTATATTTCATCCTTTCTCATGCGGGTCTGGTATGTATAAGTGAAATGTTTGAGCTGCCCATTGCTTTACTTTCTCGATAAAATCTAACATGTCTTTGTTAGATAGCTTGGTAGTGCTTTCTGTTGTGTCGTACCATTCATTGTCAACCTCTATCTTCTTCTTAAGAAATGTTTGTTTCAATAGCTCGTGAGTTTCTTCTTTAGTATATCCTGTGTAGTCGGATATAATCTTTACTACTACTCCCCAATAATATTGATTCAATTGATTGCTTCTTTTAGGTTTGTACTCTGATACAGTAACTTGTACAGTCTTATCTTCGTATCTAGCAATGTCTTGGTCAAGACGCTCTCTGTTTCCAAAGTGCATCTTTCCCTTAACAACTTTAGCTATGTGTATAAGCTTCATAGTAAAGCAAGGGTTTTTACACCCCTGCAATTACATTTAGAATGGCATGCTATCGTCAGCAACACCACCTGTACTAGCGTTTAAGAACGCTTCATGAGCAGCTCTATATGCTGCAGAGTCTGATGGACTTAACGGTTTGTTATGTCTGTTTTGGTCAAACGTAAGGTCACTACCTTCTGGTCCTGACATTTTGTAATCCATTACAGATTTAATTACAGGCTCTCCTGTATCTTTGTCGTTAGTCCAATACTCACGTTTACCAAGTATAACTTCAATAACACTACCTACAGCTTCTTTACATGCGATAGGTGGATTACTAAATGTTGTAGCGCCTGCTGACATCAAGAAACGTTTGAATATTTTCATACGAATATCTTTTGCAGCTTCTGAAGTGCTGTCATCTGCACCACTCATCTTTAGGTATGCAATACCAGATTTGTTTGCTACCTTAAACTCTGTATAAGGAATACCCGTATACCCTTCTCTTTGCTCTGAAGATTTTACTTCCATAACTTTTACTTTATGGACACCCTCTTTCAAGTAACTCTGTTGAGCTGTTACTTCTACTTGTTCTAAATTCTTAAACATTTGTTTTGATTTAAAGATTAGTTATAATACTCTTCGCACTTTTCTATGACCTGTGCAAGGTCGTTATCTACATACAGTTCTTCAAACATTCCCATCGGACTCTTAGCTGAGTCTTTCCCTGAAGATTGTGTTCTAAACCTATACTTTGCTTGTTCTTCACCGTAGTGATTATCTGTAAACAGACAGCATACAAACTCTTTCTCTACACGCTTCTTCCAACGGTTACCATCAACAGCTACAAATCTTTCTTGCACTCCGTCTTCACCGTCATAAGCTCCGTCAATAGCTAAGAACACTACATACTTATCAGTATTCTTACTCATGTTAAGGATTCTATCTATCTCTTTGTTGTAGAATGACCAAACATCAAAGCCTTTAAACCTGATGTCTGCTTCTCTGTATATCATTTCTACCAAGCTGGTAAATGATTCTACTACAATAGTATCTATATCCTTTGACTTAACTGCTTTATCAAAAGCTGTATTGAATGTATTCAAGTCAGGAACTGGTACGTTCTTGAATTCTTTCGCTCCTTTGAACGGAAGTTGTTTTCTTTCTGTGTTTAGTACAGCTGTTGTGTGTGGATTTAGATTCCTCAACGATGTTGATTTACCTGACCCACTCTTGCCTACTACAATAATATTTGGTTTCATTTGTCTTTGGTTTTTAAACGTTTATACTCATCCATACTATAGGTCTTAGTCTTTTTGTCTGATGCACAAACAAACTTCATAAAACCTCGTAGCATGATGTTTTCTTTATTCTTCATTCTCTCATCTATATTCCTGAAAGTCTTATTAACAACCTCTTTGATAAGCTTTTTAGAGAACGGAAGCTCTGCAGCTACCTTGTTTACTATGTCTTCGGGTTTTTTCATGGTTTAGTAAAGATAATAAATTAATTGTTATCAACAAAACTATTGTAAGAATTGTCGTCGTTTATCTCTTCAAACTTGGTTAGATAATTTATCCACTTTAGCCATTTGCTACCTATACCAATGTTTCTACCCTTAGCAAATATAATCTCTGCTTTACCTTCTGTTGTTTGCCCGTTAGCGTCTCCATCAAAACCATAGTATTCAGGTCTATATACAAACACTACAGCGTCAGCAGCCTGTTCTATCTCGCCAGATTCTCTAAGGTTTGACAGCATAGGCCTGCACCCTTCATTACGTTCGACACCTCTTGATAATTGCGACAGAGCTATAATAGTAATGTTAAGCTCTTTGGCAATATTCTTAAGGGAACGTGCAATGACGGATACCTCTTGCTCACGACTCCTACCTTTGACCATGTTACTTACCAGCTGAAGATAATCTATCATAACAAGCTTAACGTCTTTAGTAATTACATACTGTCTAATCTTGTTAATCAAATATCTAAGGCTAGTGTTGCTGCATTCGTCAATAAATAGAGGTATATTCTCTAGATGCCCCGTTGCTTTATGGATTACCCCCCACTCATCTGACGTAAGCGTACCTTTAATCAAGTATCTATTGTCAATGTGAGTTTCACCACTAAGGATTCTTGAAACAAGTTGAGGCACAGACATCTCATAAGAGAATACAACGCTATTATGACCTTCTTCAGCAGCATTTTTAGCAAGAGCAAGGGCAAACGACGTTTTACCCATAGAAGATGCACCACCGACGATAATAAGGTCTTGTGGTTGCCACCCACCAGTAAACTTGTCGATAGATGCAAAGCCTGAAGTAATTCCAGAGATGCCAGATGATAGTGAATTCTTTTCAATAACCTTGATAGTATCACGCAAATGCTCACGCAATTCTACAATAGAACCCTGCTCAGTCTTAGCAAGGTCAATCATAGTTTTTTCGATACTCTGTATGTTATCTTCTACTTCTTTATCATCAATTGTAGCTAGTACACTTTGACATAACTGTTTTACTGCAACTTTCTTTGAGATGTTTTTAAGGTAGTTAATGCATGTAATAGTCTCGTGCATGAATGAATCATTATCGTTCATACAACTAGCCAATACAAAGTCAACTCCTTTAATAAACCCTCGCAAATCGTTAGAAGCTTTTAGTAAATCAAACTTATTACCTGCCTGATACGCTTCATCCAACCACATATATACTTGTTTGTAGTCTGGGTCAGCGAATAGTACTGGTGATAGCAGCTCATGGTGATTGTAATAGTCTTGCTTATTATATATAAGCTTACTGATGAGAATCTTCTCTACGTTATCGTTCATCTCTTTGCTGTGTGTTTGTTCTTGGTGGTAAGTAATTAGTACCTCCTACATACTCATCATCGTACCGTGCATGTTTAATCCAACGTTCTGCGTGCTGGAACTCAGGTACGAATCTACCTCGCCTTTCTTCGCTAGCCTTATACTTAATCTGTATAACTAGCGCTGACATAATTTTGTCTACGAGTTCTTTTGGTGGCCGCAGCTTCATCCATTCAAACTTAGCTCTCTTCTTACCTATCCTAATTGGATAAGCTTTCCAGAATACCTCGAATGTTTTCTCAAGTCTGTTGCGGTCATCTGTTGTCATACGAATTGTTTTCTTATTGAATAGCTTCTTAGCTTTTGTAGTAGCTGAAGCTTCATACATATTTAAACTTATGTATCCATAGTAACTCAACTCTGTATAACAAATCTCTAACTGTTCATCAGAGAATCCATATACGCTTTGTAAAGCGTTAGACTCCCTGGATGTCTCGTTTGTAGACACCAAGAAATCTAACACTACCAAAGACAATAATGAAAACTCTAAATCTAAATCTTCGTATGCACATATTAATGCATCTACGCAATTTGTTAGTTTAGGCATCCAGTTTCTTTCATGTGGTTTACAATAAGCTCAAGAGCTTTAGTTGTAATCTTACTACTATTACCATATAGGTAATCTACTTCAGATACTTCACCTGAATGTGTAAGGTAGTTCGTTAACCCATTGAATAAACCGTAAGCTGTAGAGCCTTTCTTAGTCATTTCTTTTATAACTGCTGTTTCAATTAGCTCTCTACGTTTAAAGTGAACCGAAGTCTTACGTTTTAAGTTGCTGTCAGATATTAAATCCATAACTTTCTGTGTTATAGTAGATTCATATCCAACCTGCACGTTCTGCATCTTCTTCATTAGAGATGATACACCAAGCAGGTTAGTCTTAATAAGATTATCTAGACTCTTATTGTTTTGTAAGTCTTCAATCTTTTTAGTGTGCTTGATTACGTGGTTGTTCTCTTTGTCTTGCATTAGTAAGCCGAACATATTAGAACAACTATGTATCATGTTGGATATACCAAACGTAAGACGAAGGCTACCATCATGAGATGATAAAGCATATACAAAAGAATCAGCTTGCTCTTGACCCCAATCTGTCTGCATGTTATACTTAATAAAGAAATAAACCTTTCTACCTTTATCAAATGTACCACCTCTGGACTGAGACAAGTCATAGTTATCTTTACCTATCTTATCCAAGACAAGGTCAAGTAAGTCTGTGTTTTGCTTAACTGTATATCTACTACGCACTGGACCTAAAGCTTCTTTAGTTGTATCATTTACTGTGCAATAAAACTCTGTACTGTTGTAGTCATCACCATACTTAGTATTATATAAGTGTAGCTTACGCTTACTCACATTGAAGTCTAACTTATTGTAAAATAAAAAAGTATCCCTTTCTATTCTATCTTCTGCTGTAATTACTGTTGCCATCTTGAAATTGCTATACCGTTATGTGTACTACCCGTCCTTCGGGTTTTCACGTTACTATAATGATTACTTTGGTAAAAATTACCACGTAATCCTGCTTCGCCAAACATTAGTACATCTATACTATCTGTTACGAACTTTTGTTCTTTCTTTTTGGTTTGTTTTTTCATTGGTTTTCCTCCTTGTCTAATTTTAATTGTTCTCCTAATAATAACTCTTCATGCATTTGTCTGTCTATTGCGTTTTGTTTTTCTGCTTGCACAATAATTTGTTCTACATGGTAGTCTTGATATAGGCTAGATAATTTAGCCTCTTGCTGTTTGATAAGAAAGTCTTTGTAATAACCCATAAGTAGTTGGTTTTTAGTTTGTTAAACGATTTTTGGAATCATAATAGAAGTAATAGTAAAGGCCCGTGTGCTCGTTCGACAGTCTTATCTGGGGAAAGACACGTGTTATAACAGGCTGAAACCACTCACCTGTTGCCTTTATATATTAACTTATATACTCCATTTGGCTTGGTAATTGCTTGCCAGAATCCTTAATAGGTGCAGCAAACTCTGTTACTCTTTTTGTATAGTATGTATATACTTGTTTACCCAGGTTTTCACCGAGGCCTTCCAAGATAACATCTTTAAGTGTAACATCGTGTATGTTGTACCATATTTTCTTTTGGTTATTCTCTGCATAGCTTACAATACACTTGCATATCAATACCCAATTACGAATCTTTTCGTAGTTCATACTTGCACCATGACATCTAAACTCGACGGTTGGCTTACCACTTGCTGTACTAAAGTTGTTGATGTTAATCCATCTGTATCTAGTACTTGCGTAATGGTCGTGTCTACATTTCTTGTTTCGATGCTTATCTAACTCAGACTCACCAGCATATATATACTTTCCAATTTGCTTGCGCCAATTTTGAAAGTTAATATCCTTACCAGCCCATGTAGGTATAAACTTACAGTACGTATTGTCTAAACGTGAAGGTGGCATCATTCTGAATATCTCGTCTTGAATTTTATATCCAAGCCTTAACAACATGATTGTAAACACTCTATTGAACTGGCCCCCGATATGTACATGCACTCCGCATCTTTGATTAATCTCATGGTCATCAGATATACTATTGCATATCTTCTTAAGATGAGCGTAACCATAGTCACCATGCAATACACCCGTTACATACTCAGGACCTGATGTAGAGCCGTCATACACAGCTTTGAGGTTTAAGCATTCGTAATCATACAAATTACCTCGAGATGTTTCTATCTCTACACCAAATGTATGTCGCATACCATTAGACATTGTGTAAGTAGGACTCCAATTACCGTATGTTTTACCTTGCGTTCTGTCTACTACACCATTTATAATTGCAGTACTACGGGCCATATTATCAAAATACTCGTTATCTTCATCACCGCAACTATCAAAAGAATGTGAATCGCTACGATACTCTTCACAACGGTCACACCAATAGCATCCATCATCTGAAGCTGTCTCACTGCAATAATAAATTACATTAGTGTCGTAACATTCTACATAGTCTTGTTCTCTAGAAAAATAGCCTTCATCTCCATTAGGTAAAATACCAAACATACAGATATCTGACTCTAACCAAGTAGCATCATATTCAGAATAGAAAAATACTGAACCCCTTATCCATTTTGCGTACATACATGACTCTACGTAACAAATCTTATGCTCATCTATAATACTTTGCATGTCTTTAACGCTAATAAGTTTTGGGTTTAATTGTCCCTCATCATTTAACGTGTCTTTATGTACAAGAATACTTACTTCAGTACCGCATCGAGTTACAACTGCAACAGGTACTATATCACTTGTCTCTTCAGTTCTTTCTGCAAATTGTGTCACATCAAATGCAGAGTTCTCTTGTGCAGCAGTTACGCTTGCTATGATTTCGTTTTCTCCTGGCATAATTCTCTAATGTTTTTAAGTTTACGTATAACTTTATTTACATCCGATACTTCAGAAGAACGCTCTTTCAAAGCTTTGCAACTAACAAGCAACTCATCAACAAACTGTACGTCAGAAATGAAGATGAGATTCTTTTCAAGATTATACATAAAGAGGTAACTGATTAGCTTTAAGATTCTTTTCCCGTTCGTCTAACTTTGTCAACTCTGCATAAAGTTTACAAGATATTTCATACAAAGTATCCATGTCTTTACCACTCATATATCCTTCATTCTCAGAGGCTACGCCTTCAAGTAATTCGATTTGATTCATAAGCGATTGCACCTGTTTGCTTTCTTTGTGTTTCTCAGGAAATACTTCAAGAGCTTGAGATGGTGTTAGATAGTCGTCGTAATAATCATACCCTGCATCAACAAACGGTTCATCTGTTTCGCTAGGTTTACTATCTGTATCTCTATAGTCAGTCCAGTTAAGTTCTTTCTTATCTGGTTTAGCCACGTATGTAGTAGGTATATCTATTTGTGATATGATAATACCTTCATCTACAACAAGTAATTTCTCTGCTGGTACTTCACTAATAGACCAATCAGGTTGACAGATTTCTTTTAAGCCCTCCTCTAATGATGAAAAGAATATACCTTCACCTGTGTTCATCATAAACATAGGGTTGTTACGACGGTATACATAAAGCTTGCCATCTCTTTCTGTCCACACTGCATTGATTGTACCACCATGTTCACCAAGAGTCTGATAGTCTTCAGTCTTTTCAAGCACATTATATATAGCCTTGCTGTCTACATCTGGTATTTCTACCTGGTACTTCTTGCACATCTCTTCGTAATTAGATAACACACCGTTATGGCATCCGATATACATACCGATAGCATAAGGGTGAGTGTTCTCAGCGGTCTTTACACCATGAGTTCCATACCGTGTATGGCCTACGAATAGAGATGTTTTGTTATGGTCTATACTCCTGAGTAAGCCTTCGCTTGTACCTACAGTCTTGTATAGCTTTCTGAATGTACCATTTTCTACATAGATACCTGTACTATGCCCACCTCTACTGTCGTTATCTTCAAGTAAGTGCATAGCTTTTAAGATATTTACACTCTTCCCAGAGTATGCTGCGATTCCACACATAATAATTAATGTTTAAGGTTAATTTAATTTTCGGTTGTTGTAAAATAGTCTCTTGATTTTATCTTGAGATTCTACGGTTAATCTATCTTCTACTATAAAAACATTTAACACATCAAGTTGAGCTGCGTAAATTGTAACAGCTGATTCACTTTGAACTACAATAGTATAGTTGTAAGGCTTATGTGATAAAGTTGATATGTAATCTTTACATATTTGTAAAGTGTTGTTCCAGTGCGTCATACTGTTCATCTGTTAGGTTATACAATTCTTTACACTGATTCCGTCGTATCTCATGCTTCATTTGAATGACGTTCTTATCGTCACGGTTAATGATGTATAGCATAAGCATTAATTCTGTTGCTGGCACGTGAATACTACCATCAAAAAGGGTAATATCAACAACGTCTGAGTTAGCGTCGTAACAGTACTCTATAGCACTTTCGTTGTAGCTAATAGAATCCTTAACTACATCTACTCTGTATAGAGAGCATGATTGTTCTGCATTTCTAAGTACACTTTCTGGAAAGCTGTACTCTGCATTTGTTGCATGATTGCAAAATAATATAGCATCACTACCCGTAGCTTGTGTATCAGGTTTGTATGCTCTGATACTCAAGCCGTTAGGTGTTGTGATTTCTATAATACCTAGTCCTATGTTTAGTTCCATTAGTATCTGCGTTCTTTAAAGAGTAGCAAGTCTTTATATAAGACATACCCAATTCTTAAAAATCCAGCTACTACTGCAAATAGTACTGAGTTAAACATCCCAACATAATAGAATATGTAACATACTCCTGCAATTGATGTCGTCAACGCAAGCGCTAACAAATACATCTTGATAAAATTCTTGTCCATCTTATTTAAAGTCTACGGTTATTAATCCTTTGTCTGTAATAGTAGCGGTAATAGTATTACTTAGGTTTACCACTAATGTTTTTGCCTTTACCACTGGCTTGTCTGTCTTTACTACTCTTGCTGGCCTTGCTTTTGTCTTTTGCAAGTTTATTTGTGCATTATATAAAGTGCCGTAGCTACTTTTGTATAACTTTGAGCGTGTTAACTTAATCAAAGGCGGTATGTCTTCAATTGTTTTAGGTATCATAGTCTTACCTTTTCTTGGGCTTAACATATAAATTGATTTGTGTTTACAAGTCTTTAACATCTGGTTAAATACCTGTGCTTTTGTTATTTTTGCCATCTTTTAGTTGGTTTTTAAATTTATTAACATGATTTACTATGTGCTCTGGCACATTTACTTTCTGGTACTCACAAATTTCTACTAAGTCTAACAACATTACATTGATAGATGTTTCGTTCTTTTTAAAACGTTGTATAGTCTTGTCATACTCTCTAAGCTGGGCTATAGCCATTTTGATTGCTACGTCTTTCATTTTTTATCTTAGGTTATACTACCAACTACACATATTATTGATGTAGTTTTCATTTTTACTTAATGCTTCTGAACAAGCCTCTTTAATTTCTTCATCCTCAATGGTAAAGGCTGTGTAAGTTCCGTATACTCCACCATAAGTGGCAAATTGTAATACCCCACTATTCTCTCTACAATACTTCTTAACTTCATTCTCTCTTTCACCAAAAAGAGATAGTGTGAAATTACTTTTATGCACTTGTCCGTATTTGTCTGTAGTGGTTTCTTTGTGCATTTGTACTAGCACATCTTTTATGAAATCTTTCATAAGCTTACTTGTTTTTAGGTTTAAATTAAATCTCCGTTTTCATTTTTTATCCCAGGTTATATTGAACGAAGGAATCTTATGAATGTCTGATAATACTAATGCGTCATCCCATTTTTCAGTTTCTCCATTGAAGTTTACAAATAGAAAGAACTTGTTACTGGTAGAGTTTATACAAGCCATGCCAGAGTCGTCCTCTATTATGTAGCATGTACCTAAACCTTCAAGCTCATCGTAATGAACCCATTCCCAACGTAAGTAATTATCTTTAGTATCCTCCATAGCAAACCACTCTCTACTTATAATAATAGTGGTATATTCTTGCTTAGAGCTTACTTCCTGATACTTTCCTAGTCGGTAGTCATAGTCCCAGTCTTTTGAATGTTTAGCCATGTAGTATTCCTGTGAGAAAGCTACACTACTCGTCATCATAACGAGTGATAAAATTAGTTTGTTCATTTGTTTTTAATTTAGTTGTTAATAATCTTCTGTTGTAAAAGCTGCTACGCATATTATAGCGAGAGCTAATGCTGTAATAGTTATTAGTGCATACATACTGATAGAATTACTGCGCATACTACCGCGCATGATAGTGAAAGCCCCCGCGAAGCGGCAAAACTACGTGATGCTGTAGTCTTGCTGTACGCTTGGGTTATGAATTAAAAAAAGCTCCGAAGAGCTTTCTTTTAAGACCACAATGCACCTGATGCTTTGGCGCGTGGTGTACGTAACGGAGCGAATGCTTCGTTTGTTTTAACGACATAGTCTGTAGTAGCTATAGTATAGCCGTCTAGCTTGTCGTTGTAGTACGTCTGAACTTGAAGTCTTAGGCTCAGTAAAGAGTCAGCGAACTTGGACAAGTCAAACGATGCCTTGTTTTCTCTAAGGATAGAGTAAAGCTTAGACGTACTACCTGATAGCTTGAAGTTAGACGCGAAGTCAGACAAGCTCTCGAACTTTACTACACCATCGTCATCGCACATACCCAAGATAGCTTTAGCTACGTTAGAGTTTGCCTTTGGCAAGTTGGTAGTATAGTTATATAACGCAATGTCTTGCGCTATCTCATTCACAGTCTTGTTTGGAAAACGAAGAGTGAACGTAAATTCGTTGTTATCGGTCGCAAATTCTGGGAACGATAAACGAAGTAAAGCTTGGTCGTACTCTTCTGCAACATCGTTGCGAGTACGTTTAGCTTTGCTGTCAACAAAAGAGTTGACGTGTGCGGTTACATCAGCGTGAGCTGAGTTAAGACGCATTGGACTTTTTACGTCGGCCACGACGTTACCTGCAGTTAATAGAATATCTAACATGGTAAGTTTCCTGTGTACGATGCTTAAGGATGGTGTATTTAGAGCAAAGGCTTACGTGATTACATTTATCGTAAGCAATTAATAAAGAAAACCAAAACAGATTGGTCTAATAACAAAAGAGAAAGCTAGCAGGCAACGGGAGTAAACACACACAGCACGCACCCAACGTATACTAAGAGAGCGAAGCTCTCGAAACTTTCTTATAGTGTGTTACATACTTAAATGAATAAGTAGTGCACCAAATATTGTACGCAAGCTACTTGACAATGTCAAATATTTGTTGTACCTTTGGTGGGTAAGTGGTAAGATAACGTAATACCACGTTAGTTACTTAAATAAACAAGTAACACACTACTTATAGACGAGAAAGCTTACCGATATAAGCTTAACGCACAGTAAACAAACTGTTACTCAAGCAGTTAGCAACTAACAACTACTACAAACGTTAGTGATTATCGAGGTTTATGGGGTTGTAGAGGTGTTCCACACACACATACACACGCACAATTATCTACGTTATGTACTCGACGACAAAGAGTAAATACGACGTTTACGACAATAGGGTAGGGTAGCCAAAGTTTTGGAGCGAGCGGGGCACTCTAGTATAGTACATCCGCACTCAGAAATAAATAAAAAATTTTTGTGTATGTTTGTGTAAACAAAAAAAATAGCGTCATGATGTATTCAATGAAAAAAGACAAGAAGAAGTCTAAGAAAGTAGTAAGCTCTTCGTACAAGAAGGGTGGTAAGATGAAGATGGGTAGCTATAAGGATGGCGGTATTATACAACACGACTAAGTTTAGGTAGATGAAAAGACGCATGATATTAAAGAAGGTAAAGGGAATGTTTAAGAAGAAGAAAAAGAAAGTTTCTGACACTCCTAACAATCCTATGAAAGGAAACTACGGTTCAGGTAGAAAATACTCTGACGGAGGTTACATACAGCACGACTAATTAATAATGCAATAATATATAATGAGGTTTTTGGTTGGAAAAGGGGTCTGTAATGGGCCTCTTTTTTTTTGTGTATAATTGTTAGTACGATATATTTACTATCTTTACAATATGGAAACAATGGATAAGCAAAGAACAAAGTACGGTATAGTAGAAAAGATGCCTAACGGAAGAATATTTGGGTACGTAAATGTATTTGAAATGTCGGATGAGCAGGAATGGGAGATTCTAGAGAACTATATTGATTTAGGTTACGAGCCTTTAGAGAACAAGTATATAATGTCAGGGGGTAATATAGACTCATTGGGGTTTAATTTTGTAGACGAGGACGGAATACAGCAGGAAGGAGAAGTAGAGTACGTCAACCACGGCATACTTATAATGAAAACAAAACTTAAAATACATGTACCTACTCAAGATTAGTAAGCAAGGAAATATAATTGAGGACGATGGTATATATGGAATTCCTGAATTTAAGTCAGTAATGGAAACTTCAGGTCTTGGGAATAAAGGCCTAATGTATGTATCTTATATTGCCGACTATGATTCTCCATATAGGCACTACAACGAATCCGAAAGGATGCGTGTAGTAGCTAAAGATTTGTTTGGAAATTATGATTGGAAGGGTACGAAAAATAAAAAAATTGCTGACGCAATAGCTAAGTATAAGGAGTTAGAGTACGACCCGCTGGATGCTCAGTTGTCTGCCTTTAATGAGAAGATAGACGAGTATACTACATTACTAGATAGTGTTAAGATTAATATAGAAAACGCAGCAGACATACAAAAGGTTATGATTGGTGTGGAGAAAATACTTATTACAAGGCAAAAGCTTTTAGATTCTATAGAAAGAAGGGGAGAGCGTTCAAAGATTGCTGGTAATAGAGAACTAAGTTATCTAGAAACATTGCAGAGCCAGAAGAATGTATGATATAAAAAAATACGCACCCTTAATTCATGAGGGGATACCCCATCTAAACCCTGAAAGTATAGCTTTTAGAGAGTTTTGGGATACACAAATAGAAAGATGTAAGAATGGATTCAAACCTAAAGGTATGGATGCCATTACTGGTAAGCATTATTACTATTTAAACTTCTATAAAATCTTAGGTAGCGACGGAGTTAAAGGCAATAGCCGTAAAACTCTTATATCTCCATGGTATAGAGACATGGACAAGGCTTACTTTGACCTATTCGATACCTGTAAGCAAGAAGAAAAAGGTATGATTGTCATTAAGGCAAGGGATAAAGGGTTCTCTTATATGAACTCAGGCATACTTGCTCATGAATATACCTTCTATCCATACAACCACGTTGGTGTAGCTGCAGGATTACAGGTTACTGCTACCTCTTTCTTTGATAAAGTTAAAGCAGGACTTAATAATCAGCACTCAAACTTCCGACATTCTCTATTAAAAGACGGGGATGAGATAATGAGGTCTGGATATAAGATAAAAGACAAAGAAGGTAAGTGGGGTGTAGGAGGTTTTCAGTCTACTATACACTGTAGAACAATGAGTAACCCCGAAGTATATAAAGGGGAGCGTCTTTCTGTCATGATATTTGAAGAAGCAGGGGAGTTCAAGGAACTCTTAAACGCCTATATGTCATCTAAAGCTTGTTTTATGGATGGTGATGTACAATATGGCGTACCTGTTATTGGTGGAACAGGGGGTGATATAGAAGCAGCATCTAAAGACTTTATGGAAATGTACTATAATGCAGATGCCTTCAACCTTATACCTATGTTTATTCCTGCGTCCATGTGTTACCATGGATATTTTAATATGAAAACAGGTATCTCTGATAGCGACAATGCAACTAAAGCACTTAAAGAAAGAAGAGAAAAACTGCAACAAGCTGGTAATCAGAAGGGTTACAACTTAGAGCTACAAAACTACCCTTTGTCTGTAGAAGAAGCATTCTTACAAACTAAAAACTCTAGGTTTAATGTGGCTAAGATAAACGCACAAAGAAGTGAGATACTTAGTAGTGAGACTTTACAAGGACAAATACAAAGCGGTAGACTTGAGTGGGTAGGTGATAGCATGGAAGTAGAGTTTGTGTTAGATAAAACTGGTCCTTATAAGATACTAGCACACCCTAAACCTGAACTTAAGGGGCTTGATATTGGAGGTATTGACTCCTATGACCAAGACCAATCGTCAACTACCTCGCTTGGTAGTGCTATTATATTCCGTAGATTCTACAATATGGAGATAGCAGGAAACTACCCAATAGCCGAATATACAGAGCGTCCAGAGACTGCAGAAGAGTTCTGGGATGGATGTTTAAAATTAGCCGTATATTACAACGCGAAAATGTTAATAGAATATACACGTATAGGCGTTATAGGATATTTTCAGCGAGCTGGCGGAAAACAATACTTAAAAGAGCGTCCTACAACGGCACACTCTCCTAAGACCGTAAACAGAAATAAGTACGGTCTGCAAATGAACAAGCATACTAAAGCTGTTATGGACCAGTTTATAGATAAGTATGTAGAAGAGAATTGTCAAGACATTTGGTTTATAGACCTACTTGATGAGCTTAGTGTATACGGACTAAAGAACACAGATAGGGCGATAGCTTTTGGTTTGTGCTTAGTACATGACATAGATTTATACGACAAACAAGTAAAAAAAGAACAATACAAAGAAAAGAGTCTTGGTTTTGTATATTACAAAAGAGAAAACGGAAAATTGATACCTTATAAAGAATAATAAAATGAGTAACTTCCCAAAACAATTTATACCAGACAATGAAAAAACTGATGAATGGTGTAAAGAAAACATTGACGCTATTGTAAAACAGCTTTCACACCAAGATGCTGAAGGTTCTACTAGTGATTACGATAAGGATGTTAGAAACTATAGACTTTACAATGGTGACCTAGAGTATGATGACTACAGCTACGTAACAGAGCAGTATAACATGCCTTCTCCTGCGACTATGGCTAATTACCCTATCACACGCAACAAGATTGATTTACTATGCAATGAAGACCTTAGTAGACCTTTAGATAAAAGCGTGTTTGCAATCAACATGGATGCAGCTTTAAGAAAAGAACAATTTAAAGTTTCTCTTATCGCTAATAGTTTGCTAGCAGAAATAAACTCAGAGGTAGAAAATGAGTTTGGTATGGAGTTAGAAATGGATAATAAAGAATATCCTATTCCTGACGACATAGACTTGTTTATGAGGTATCAATATAAAGAAGTTATTGAAGAGTCTATACATGATGGTTTAGATTATCTCACTCAAAAGTACCAACTTAAACATTTGTTTAAAGAAGGTCTTAGAGATATGCTTGTAACAGCTAAACAATTCTACAAGGTATACATTAAAGATGGTGACCCTTATGTAAGGCGAGTAGACCCTAGGACTTTTGTTTATGATAAATCTATAGAGTCAGACTTTTTAGATAGAGCACAATGGTGTGGTGAAGAGCGTTGGCTAAACATTAACGAAGTAATAGATGAGTTTAGAGACCAGTTAGATGCAGACGATATAAAAGAGCTAGAAGAAATGCGTCAGGCAACTAACGACTACCTAGATAGGTGGAATGGTATCTTTAACTGGGTAGAGATAGACGAATCTAAAACTGTAAAGGTACGTGTAGTATCTGCAGAATGGAAATCTATTAAAGCTCTTAGGTTTAAAGTATCAGAAAATAAATATAATCCTGAACGACCATTTAGAAAAGCTGTAGGTGACAATTACAAAAAACGTAAAGGAGAAACTATAGAGACTAAATATGTAGATGATATTTGGGAAGGAACGCAAATAGGTGGTAAAATTTTAGTTAACTGTCAAAGACGACCTAACCAGGTAAGGTCTGTTGATGATGCAGGTACTACCGACCTTTCATACGTTGGGGTAATATTTAATCATACAACTGGTAAACCTACAAGTTTAGTAGATATACTAAGTCATATACAAATGCTATATAACATTGTTATGTACCATATTGAATTAGCTCTTGCTCGTTCTGGTGGTAAAGCTGTAGTTTATGACGTATCTCAAATGCCAACTGAAATTGGTATGGATATGCAAGAGGTGATGTATCACCTAAAGAATGATGGTATAATCCCTATAAACTCAAGAGAAGAGGGTGGAGAGACTGCTTCATTTAATCAGTTCCAACAAGTAGACTTTACCTTATCTAATTCCGTACAGCAGTTAATCAACTTAAAGCTTATGCTAGAACAAACTGCAGGACAGATTTCTGGTGTATCACCACAAAGAGAAGGTGCTGTTGAGCAGTACGAATATGTAGGTAACGTGCAAAGAGCTGTAACTCAGTCTTCTATATCTACAGGAGGTTGGTTCTACTCGCATAACGAAGTAAAGAAGAAAGTATTTGATAAGCTTGCCAACTTAATGAAGATGTCTTGGGCTGGTGGAAAGAAAGCTGCATACGTTTTAGGAGATGCAGGATACAAGATGCTTAACGTACTTCCTGATGTAGCTCTTAATGATTATGGTATTTTCTTAGGAGATGCTGGTAAAGATGACGCTCTTAAGCAATCTGTACAACAAATGTCACAAGCGGCATTGCAGTCTGGTTCTATTACACTGTTAGATGCTCTTAAAGTTCTTAAAGCTGATACAATGACTGAAGCGCAACATGTTCTTGAGCAAGGTATTGACGCTATGAAAGAACAGCAAATGCAACAGCAAGAACAAGCTATGCAACAACAGCAAGCTGCAGCAGAGGCGCAACAAGCTCAGTCTCAGGCAGAAATGCAGATGAAACAAATGGAGATTGATGGACGTATTAAAGTAGCGCAGATAAATGCTGAAGCAAGAGTTGTAGCTCAAGAAGTAGCTTCTGACGCAAACAGAGATATTGATGACTCAAGAGAAAAAAATAAACTATCTCTAGAAAAAGTCAAAGCTGATTTTAATTTTCAACAAAAAGAAAATGATGCTAAAAACGCTAGGCGTACAGAGTCCAGAAAAACAATAGAAAAAAAGTAATATATTTGTAAACAGTTAAAAGCAAAACAAAATGGCAGAAGAAAGCAAATTAATTGAAGACGCAGTATCGTCTACAGGAGAAACTACACAAGGTTTCGACCCAAGTTCTTTTTTAGGAGAGCAACCTACACTTGTAGAAGCAACTGAAGAAGTAACAGAAAATGATGAAGCTACAGAAGTAGCTGAAACTGAAGAAGTTGAAGAATCTGATGATTTTTCTTGGGAAAGTGTGGAAACACAAGAGCCCGTATCTGAAGTGGAAGAAGAAGTAGTTTCTGAAAAAACAGAAGCAGAAGAAGAATCTGACTGGGATGAATCTGAAGAGGTAGAAGCAGTTGCTGCACCTGAACTTGATTGGAGCGAGTTAAGTAAAGAAGCAGGAATTGAAGCTGGTAGTAAAGAAGAGTTCTTAAATAAAGTTAAGGAAGCTTTAAAACCACAAGTAAAAGAGAACGAGGTTATAGAAAACCTTAATTCTTATTTAGAGCTATCAGACAAAGATTTAGTTATCGCTGATATGAGAGCATCTAAATACGAAGATGAGGCAATAGAAGACACCGTAGATAGGTTGACAGACGCAGGGCTACTTAAGAGAGAAGCTACTTTAATCCGTCAACAACTTAATAAGCATATCCACAATGAAAAGGATAGACTTAGAACAGAGAAACAGCAAGGAGAAAAGCAAAAAGAGGAAGCTTCGGTTAAATCTAGAAAAGACCTTCAGAGTTTTATTAAACAAAAAGAAGAGTTTTTTGGAGGAAAGGTTTCTCAGAAAGAAAAGAAACGACTATATAGTTATATAACCAAAGGTAATTTTGCCCAAGATATTTTTGAGTCTCATGCCAATGTTGCGGAGGCCGCTTTTCTATGGCAAAACAAGGATAAGATTTTCAAGATGGTTCGTACGCAAGGCGTTGAGCTAGGAAAATCTAAAGTTCTTGACGGTATTACATCACCTAGTAGAGGTGGACGTTCTACCAAAAGCTTTGAGCCTGTTAAAAAGGGTTTCGACCCAAGCAAGTTTATAGGTTAGTAATTATATAAGGTTTATAAAAACAATTATTTAATTATTAAAATTTAGAATTTATGAAAGTTTATAGCGCAAAATATGATGCAGCTTACAACACAGCAGACAATTCTCTTACGGCTAACTTATTAAAGTACCCAGAGATTGCAAAAAAAGTAATCGAGCTTTACCCTCGTTACACTACTACCTACCTACTTGAAAAACTAAGCTTTGGTGCTGGTGAAAAAGTATTAGGTGACAACTCTTTTGAGTGGAAGTCAATGAATCGTTACAGAGGTCAGCAACAATTAGCGGCTGATTTAACTACTGATTCTGTTTTTGGAAATTCAATTTCTTTTTCAGTAACTGATACTACTACTCTTCCTTGTTTGATTAACGCAAACGACATCGTACGTTTAGCTTCAGGTCTTCAGGTTCACGTTGAAACTATCGTTGATGGTACAAACGTAAAAACTGTTACTGGTAAAGCTCTTAACGTAGTTGCAGCTACTGCTTCTGCAAATAGTGTTATTGGTGTAATTGGTAATGCTTTTGGTGAAGGTTCTTTAGGAGCTGAAGTAGGTGAAGGTTACGCTTACCCAGAAACTCGTAAAAACTGGTTGACTACTTCTCGTAAGAAATTAGTTATCGACGCTCGTGACTTAACTGACATTACATGGGTTGAGCACAACGGACACAGACTATGGTTCTTTACTAAAGAACAACAAACTGAAGCTCAGTTTATGTATGACCTAGAGGTTATGCGATGGTTTGGTCGTTCTTCTGTAGCTGACTACACTGCTACTACTGCTGGTGGAGACTCTTCAGCTGCTGGTAACATGCCAATTATTGGTGATGGTCTACTTGCACAAATTGAAGATTCAAATACTTTGACTTACGATTCTACTGCAGATTTAAGTGAAAAAATTATTACTGAATACATTGGTCAGTTATCTTTAAATGCTGCTGCTCCAACAGGAAATGAGTATGTTGTATTTACAGGTACTCAAGGTCGTGTTCAATTCCACAGAGCAATGAAAGATTTGTTATTCTCTTCTGGAACTAACGCTTCTACTGTAATGGTTGATAAGTATGGTCAAGATGTACAAGTTGGTGCTAACTTTAGTACTTACCAAGCTTTAGGTAACAAAATTACTTTAGTTCACTGTCCAGTATTTGATGACCCGAACTTAGCTGCTACTGCTGCTGTTAATAATGGTTCTGAACTTACTGGAGGTGGTTTTAAAACTGTTACTTTGAGTGGTATGTTTGTATTTTTAGATATGTCAGTTCAGCAAGGTGTTGCTAACATTGAATTGATTGCTAAAGGTGCTGAAGGAACTAACCGTAACTGGGTAAAGAAATATGTACCAGGAATGATTAACCCTTACGATTCAGCTTCTATGTTGTCTGCTTCTGGAGATGACAAGTTTGAATGTCACTGGTTAACTCAATCAGGTATCATTGTTCGTAACCCTCTTTCTTGTGGTATTCTTAAGCCAACAGGTTTAGTACTATAATAAGTAATTAATTTTTAAAATAAAAAATCATGTCAAGAGAATTAGACGGAAATAAGAGCTTCTTCAAGTCGGAAGAAGACAAAAACTACATGACTCATGATAAGGGTCGTGTAGCAAGTAATGTACTAGTAAAAGCTTACGTTAGTAACCAAGTAGTATTATCTGATTTTGAATCAGGTTCTACAATTCTTTTGGGTGCTAGTGGTGCGGCTTCTACTATTGTATTGCCAATGCCTAAAGTTGGACTGAACTACAAGATTGTAGCTTCTGCTGATAATTCTAATCACGCTTCTGTTGTAAAATCTTACACAGTAAACGCTGACGGAACTAGAACAGTTGGAAACACTATCTTTTACGGTATTCTATCTGCGGCTGGTGTAACACCAATTTCTTTAGTAGGTACAGCAGGTTTAACTATTGTAGCTTCTAAACTTAAGAAAGGTGACTACATTAATCTTGTATCTGACGGTACTGGATGGATTGTAGATGCAGCCCTTATTACAGCAGCTGGTATTACAGTAGCGTAAATTTATTTAGACACACCTCTTCGGGGGTGTGTTTATTTTTTATATTTAATCACAAAAAGCAAAAAGATGAAAGCAAAGAAATTAGTACAATACGACTACAGAAACCCAAAGGGGTGTGCGTCGTTCACTTTTGGAAATTACAAAGGTAGAGATGGAAGTATTGTTGAGTACAAAGACATTGAAGGTACTTATGAGCAAATAACTTTTAAAAGCGCATCAGTGTTACTTGACATGAGCAATGAAACCCATGTTCTTATTGATAATTTTTTAAAGAACTGTCCAGATGTTTTAGGTGGCAGATGGGTAAGAAAAGATTTAACTGCAATAGAAAAGGTAAAAACTAAAAATACTTTAGATTCAGCAAGGGCAATTATTGAAGCTGCTAAAATGACTGATAAAGAAGTAATACAGTTTGCCACTCTTAAGCGGTTTAACCTAAACTCTGATATGGATGTTTTGAGAGCAAGACTTATAGAACTAGCACAAGTAGATGCAGAAGGTTTTATGGAAACTCATTTCGACCCAGAGAAAGATTTAAGAGTGTTCTTTATTCAAGCACTAAGTGCTAATAAAATAGGTTACAAAAATGATACCTTCTATTACGGTAGAGAAGCTATTGGAACTAACGAAGAACAAGTGCTTGTTTGGCTAAAAGAGCATAAAGATATTTTAGCTATATTGAAGAACGAAATTCGAGGTGAGAAATTACCTAATAAAAAGAATGCTAAAGCGTAAGTAAAATGGATGCAGCTGCTGCTAGAACTAGGATTAGAAACATTATAGATAGTGAAGCTACGGCTTTCTTTATCGACGGAGACTTAGATGCTTTTCTAGCAATGGCGACAGAAGAGTTCATTCAGCAATATTATGGTGCTTTTGAAACTACACAAGATAGTAGAGATAAACTACAAAAACTAGTTATATCTAAAGACGTAAGTTTAGTAGATGGTACAGCTAGTGCTATAGGTACATTAGACGGAGATGACACATACGGTAGATTTTTATCAGCTTATGTAAAAACCTCTCCTAATGTAAATGTAAAAGTAGTTCAGATAGGTGATATAAGTGCATACTTAAATGACCCTTTTAATAAAGCTGATTCTTCTAACCCTGTTATTTACTTTCAGGGTGGTAATGTAAACTCTATTGGGTTTGCTTCAGCAACTGTTTGTGTTTTTACTTACTTACAGCATACAACATTGTTTACTAACTTAGATGCGACTACCCATGAAGAGGTATGTCAGATTGCAGCTCGTAAAATCTTGGCGACATTGGGAGACCCAAGATACCAACTGATTCAGGCAGAAATAACTGAACGACGAGTATAACGATGCTTTTTGCTCCCTGCTTTCTAGAAAGGGTGAGGTAGGGTTAACTTACTTTGCCCTTTCTTATTAATTAAAGACTATGGCTACATTAAACGAAATTGCGTACAACATTAAAAACCTCATCTCTGGGGGTGTAGCATCTGACGATTCAGATGTATCTTTAAGACAAATTAAGTTTATGGTACATTACCATAGAGCTAATTTACTTATCCAATACACAGATAACGGAAAGAAAGCATCTAATTCTATATTTCAAGTAGAAGCAGTATCACCAAGCGCAAGTGGTATTACTCTTGGATTGGTAGGTTTTAACGACAATAGAGCTATACGTAGTATTGCTTATAAAGATGATACTTCCGTAGACTCTTCTTATGTGCCTCTTCCTATAGTACAAAACCACGATAGAATGTTTATTAACAATTCTAGGTTTATACTAAAGGCAAACAGCAAGATTGCAACTTTGTCAGACCGTAAGCTTTACGTTTGGGAAGGTGAATCAATAGTTAGTGATGGTGCTTTAGAGATTAATGGTGTATTTTCAAACCCTACAACTGTATCATCTTATACAAGTGATGAGGTAACTGAATACCCAATACCTGAAGAATTAATTCCATTATTAGTGCAAAACGTATTACAGTTAGAGTTTAACGTAATGCTATCTAATAACGCTAAGACACCAAACAACCAAGTAGACGAAAATGCACAATCAAAAGAGCCAGGAGTATAGTAAACAATACAGAAGTAAGTACACCACTTTAAAAGACATATACGACTCTATAAGAAAAGATATTAGAGTAAGTGGTACTACTAAGGATAGAATGTTATCGTATAGCGAGTTTTATGCGATTCTAGAAAGCTTTTTAGATGAGTGGACTAATGTTATAGCAAAAGAACAAGAGGTTCTTAAAATGCCTCTAAATCTTGGTAGCATGTATTTAAAGAGGTTTCCTCATAAAAGACCTTTTCATGTACGTATAGACCACGCAAAATCTAAAGAAGAAAATAAGATAGTATTGTACAAAGTACCTATACTTGATGACGAGTATACAAAGGTAATGTGGGATAGACCCTACAAACACAGTAAATATAAAGTGTTACCTTTAACAAGATTTAAAGCATTAATAAATAATTAAGATGAAAGGAAGTCCTAAAATTAGTGTAAAGCAAGTGGTAGCAGCAGTAATACGTAATTTAGGTATACAAGACGCAGCAAAAGAGTTTCACAACTTTGTAGAATGGTCTTTTGAAGCGGAAAAGAAAATTGGTTCTTATCTTACGTTTGACAAAAAAATAGCAACACTAACAGTTACAAGTAAAAAGGTTCTATTACCAGAAGACTTTATAAATACAATAGAAATACTTTCAGAAAACGGTGACTACGATGCTGCAAACTGTTATTCTTCAGGAGGTTATTTAAATATTGACGTTTCTGATAATACTATTATAAAATTACATTACGAAGCTATAAGCACAGATGATGATGGTTACCCAACTATATCGGCTGCACATGAAGACGCTATAGCTGCTTACATTATGTACAAGTACAAAGGAAGAGAGTATTATAACCAAAAACTTCCTAGGTATGTATACCAAGACTTAAAAAATGAATGGTCCAACTTATGTGCTCAAGCTAGAGGTAAAGACAATATGCCTTCTAAACAGCAATGGAGAAATATAGGTAAATACTGGAACTCATTACAACCTACAAGAGATACAACTCGTAAATTATTTTAATTATGGCAGAGTCTAATAAAAAACCAAATTCCTTTACTAAAGGGATGCAATCAGATATAGACCCTAATTTACTGCCATCCGAAAGTTATAAAACTGCAATTAATGCTCGCTTAATGACTAAGCAAGATAATTTGTTTGTTTTAAACTCAGCTGAAGGTAATTCTTTAGCTAGAAACTTATCTGACGCACAAAAAACTTTTAGCAGTTTAACTTTTGGTACACTTAGTACTGATACTAGAACGATTGGTAGTACAAACTACGTTGTAAGTCGATACATTGACAACATTATAGCATCTATTACATTTGGAGGTGCAACACACTCTACCACTTATTATCATGTAGATGGTGAAAGTACAGATGAGGAAGTTTTAATCATAAACGCATTTAATCAGCTAATATACCCTGAAGTGGAAACTACAGGCTCTGCTGCAATTAAAGCTGCGTTTGATGTCAACATATCAATAGCAGACAAAACTCTTCAATTAATACCTTATTACTCTTCCTCGATAGGAGATTACTCTATAGCAGCTACAGCTCAAGAAAAATCAGCTACATTTCAATCTTATGTTGGATACACTCTAGCAGAAAGAGGTAGCCTTGTAGATACGTCTTTAGACTTTACTACTACGTTTGGTATAGAAACTCGAAGTGATTCTGTAACTTCAATTAGTGACAACTGGTCAGGAACAGATAGCGATATTACTATATTAGGCTACGCTTCTGCTTTACTTACTACATATATAGCACTTCCTTATTCTAATGCAACTAAAAACAATTTACTTACTGTAGCTACAAACTCAGGAGAAAATGCTATATATTTTATTTCTAAAACTGACCAAACAGTAAGTTTTGTTCCTTCGATGACAAGGACCTCTACTGCTGACGTAATTACTAGTGCAGCTTTTGGTAGTGTAACTGCAGCCACAAATAATGGTAACGGATATACTGTAGCAAACAAAACCATGACATTTGCTACTAACTCTAGTAGTACTAGTTACCAAATAGTTGGTTTAGAAACGTTTAGCGATTACATGATTGCTTTGTGTCATAATGCTGCTACAGGAAAAGATAATATTATAAAATTATCTGTAGCTGATAATGGAACTATTACTACTGCAGAAACTATATTTGGAGAGCTAGATTTAGGTTTTACTGCTAAAACATTGGTAAGAACAGAAAAATCTGAAGAGAATGAAAAGTTTCACAGGTTATACTGGACTGATGGAACAAACCCTTTAAGAACTGTAAACTTAAAAGAGTCCGTATCTTATTATCAGAATTTAACATCTGCTAATGAGCTTAATGTTTTTAACAGTAAATATCAGAAAGCCCCTAACATTACTTCTATACTTACAGGCGGTTCGGTAAGTTGTGGTTCACATTCTTACTGTTATAGGCTTAAGTCAGAAGATGGTAAGCTTTCAAAAATATCTAATATATCTGAACCTATTCATGTAGCTAAAACTAGTAGAATAGCAGATTACCACGAAATAAAAGGTGGCCCTCCAGAAGGAGCTAATAATATTTCTAATTCTAGTGTAAAGATAGAAGTAGACGGAATATCAAGTGCTTTTTCTCAAGTTGAAATTATTGATATTTTATACATAGATGAGATAGGGTCTATACAACCTAGAATTATAGGTTCAGGTTTAGTAGAAGACGGTAAGTTTACTTATGTACATAACGGTAATGAAACAACCACTGAAATAAGTATAGCTGAAATATTTAAAACAGAAACCGTTTGGAGCACGTGTAAAGACTTAGCAATAAAAGATAATAGACTATTTGCAGTAAACCTATCTAGTGACTTAAGTGATATTACAGAAAGTTTTAGAGTAAAGTCTTACAGGAGAAATAGAAATACAAATGCTTGGGAAAAACAAGATGGATTAATAAATACTGATTTAGGAAAAGATGTTATTTATGATGATGGTATATCTTCATTTGAAAACATTGGTTATTATGGGTATTTGAAAGGAAGCGATTACTCTGATGCTTTTATACCTGGTGCAGAGTCTGATGGTTTTGCTACAGGTACAGGAGTAAGAGTAACTTTTAATACTAAAAAGTTTCCTTTATCTGATTGTACATACTTCCAAAGAGAAAATTCTGGAATTTTCGACAGTGGCGACCAACTAAAGAAAAACTTTACAAGCTATAATAAAGCTCCTTTGTTTTCTCAAAACTTAAGAAGAGAAGGCGCAGATGGATTTTATGATAATTATAAAAACCCTCTTTTTGTAAAAGACTTTAAAGGATACCAAAGAGGTGAAGTGTACAGGTTTGGTATATTGTTTTATGACAGAAATCTAAACCCAGGTTTTGTAAATCCTATTGGGGATATTAGAATGCCTGATAATTCTACTAATTTTTCTACATTAAACGCTGCAGGTTCAGCTATATCTATTGGTGCAGATGGTCAAACTACATTTAAGTATTGTGGTACTACTTCTTTTACTGATAGCACTACAGACACAAGCGACGGAGCAGCTACAGTTGCACACGTTGCTAACACAGCTATAGTTGTAGGCTTGCATGTATATGGAGATGGAATACCAGAAGGTACTAGAATAACTACGATAAATAGTACTACTCAGTTTACTATGAGTAATAACGCTACCGCTACACAAACAAATGTTACATTAAACTTTGTAAACCCTACAGAAAAAAATATTGATGGGTATGTGTTGTTTCCACAGTTTGATGTTAAGCTTAGTGCAGATATTTTAGCTAAAATTGGTGGATACTCTATTGTTCGTGTTGATAGAACAGATAGTGATAAAAGAATAATTCAAAATGGAGTTATAACGCCTGTAATTAACATGCAAAATAATGACTCTAGTAAAAGGTTAAGAAATAAATTAGGAGTGTACGCAACTCCTTATGGTTCTCCAGACTTTCAGCATGATGGTTTAAAAATAGGTCAAACTACTTTTACATTTGATAGCCCTGAGTCAAACTTAGCTAATAAACCATATATTCATAAAGTAGGAGATAAAATAGGAGTATCTGCTAGACTAGACTCTGTACAAAACACTTTTACAGAAGATAACGTACCTAGTGATACTACTTTAGACTCAGAGCTAAACTCTTGGACTGGTGTAAGAGCAAAAGAGTCAGGTAACTTAGCGGCAGGAAGATTCTTTTTGGGTGGAGAAAGTGCAACGAATAATAGTGCAGGTAATTCTATATATACAGTGTTTACACTTAATGATGATTCTTTCTTTTATTACAACCTAGGAAGTGAAGGGCCTAAAGGAAGACATGTAGGTGATGATATATATAAACCAATAAAACATGCTCAAGCTGTAGAACCTGGTGGAACTGTTAGTAGTGCAAAAAATGGTTATGATATAGCTTTTACTGGTGCAAAAGACAAAGACTTTCATAATTATTCTCTTTCACAGGCAAGACAAGATTCTGGCGGTACTGGTTCAGGTATCTATGTTGTTTCTTCTCCTGTATCATTTACTGCAGATTTTTATGATGCGAGTAGTAGTGGTTGGGGCGATAGTAAGTTTGATGGTAGAGCTGTACTTGAAGGATGTGCTACTACTTTTATATCGTTAGATGATAACAAGCTTATAGAGAGTAATCAGTTTGGTTGTGGTGATTCTAGTAAAAACATTTTACAAAGAATTAATTATAACGCTGACCAAGACAATAAAGATGGCGCAAGGATTTACTCATCAAAAATGTATTGTACTGTAACAAGAGATGTTAGTACATCCGCTTATGGAGGTAACGAGCTTTCTAACTTTTTAAACAACAGGTATATGCTTACGGGGCACGAAAACTTTAGCCCTACAAGTTCCGATAGAGTAGATGTATTTGGAGGTGATACTTACATTAACATGTATTCGTTACGTAAACTAGTATACGTTAGTGATAGAACAGATGGACATGCACCTAACGTAGGGTTTGTTTTTCCAGTAGAAAGTACTGTTAACTTAGATATGAGAGATGGCAACTTCTTTGGTGTAACAGATACATTAGCTCATAATGTACAAGATGATTTATCATACAATTCTACTTATAGTTCAAGAAATACATCTAAAACATTTTTACAAAAGCCAGAAGATTTTGACCAAATAAACACAATGTCAAATATGATTGCTGCTTCTAGTTTAAAAATAAGTGGTGATACATTAGATGCTTACACTGATTTTCCTGCAGCAGAAGTACATGAACTTAACACAAAGTTTGGACCTATTTACAATATATTTAACTTAAGAGGTGATTTGTTTACACTGCAAAGCGGTGCTGTTGCAAAACTATCTGTTAATCCAAGAGTTGTTGTTGATAATGCAGACGCAGCAGCCGTAACTATTGCAACGGGTACAGGAAGAGTTATAGAACGAAGTGATTACGTAGACACACAGTATGGTAGTCAGCATTATAATAATGTAATTACTACAGGTGTTTCAGCATATTGGTTTGACTCTTATCAGTCTTCGTTTTGCAAACTAGTTTATGGTCAAGGTATAGCTGTACAAGATTTAGGTGTAGTTACACAGAACGCAAATTTATTTGACGCTTTGAAAGATTTGCAAATAAAAGACGAGCCTCTAGATTTGTCTAAAGGTGGTGTAGCTTTAGCGCATGATTATCGTCACTCAGAAGTTACTTTAAGTGTTACCCATCCTACTTTTGCTAACAACCTTAGTATTACCTATAGTGAGTTATCAGACGTGATGGTAAGTAAGAAGTATCAATCTGTAGCAAAATCTATTAATCATAAAGGTGAGCTTTATACAGTTGGATACACTAAACTAGCTGGTTCAGATGATATATCTAGCGGTTCTTTATGGTTAGAAAATAGTTTAAATAATGCTAACTCATATTACAATGTTACTTTACCGAAATGTTTAGATGTAACTTTTGTATGTAACGAAAGCGTTTATTCAACTAAAAAATTCGATAAGCTTGTTATGTATTGCTCTGGAAATATCAATACAAAGAAATTTACTACTTTTACATTTACTGATTCAATGAGTGGTAGTTCAATAACAAATAATGAGTTTTCTGACAGAATGGCTAACGGTAAACACATAATACCTATTACAGATGGTACTAATAAAGCTCAAGGCCAGTATCTAATTATTAATGCAACTGCCCCTATTGCTAGCTACCCAGTTGAGTTATTTGGCGCACTTGTCCACAATAGAATAGTAAAATGATAAATTACTTAGGAAAAGAAGAAGAAAAGAAATTAGCTAATGCATTGTACTACGGTGGAGGTGCTGTAGGAAAAGCTATAGGTATGTCAGGACTTAATGAGAGTTCATTATTTGGCAGTAAAGAAGATAGAAAAAACAAAGAGCCACTAACTGACAAACAAAAAGAAACCAATAGTGTTAACTTAGGAGCTGGTTTAGGATTAGCTAGTGCTGCCATTTCAGCACTTGACACTGACCCTGAGTATGGAAATGCTGATGTTGCTGGTTCTGCTTTACAATTTGCTTCTATGGGGGCAGCTGCAGGACCAATTGGAGCTGCTGTAGGTGGAGCAGTTGGTTTAGGTGTTGGACTTCTTACTAAAGGTAAAAAGAAAAGAGAGAAACGTAGAGAAGAGTCTGCTAAAAGAGAGAAAGACCAATTATCAGAAGATTTAAAATTACAAAGCGAACGCTCTATAGGTTACCAAGAAGGTGGGGAAATACAAATGAGTAATTTAGGACATATAGATTACAGACCTTCTATTGGTTATGGTGCTGGATTTACAGGTCCTAGTGAAACAGAAGATATATATTTTAAGTCAGGAACACAAAGAGCCCCTAAAGGTTACTTTGAAGAGTCTATGGCTAGACTAGAAGTAAAGCCAGAAACTGCAATAAGGTTAGCACAAAGATATATAGACCCAGCTAAGATGCCTGACATATCTATGTATAGCAGCTCCACTCGAACACCTAGACCTCAAATCAATATAGCGAGTGGACAGTACGATGCTTATGATGTACGCATGCAGAAGTCTGGTGTGGAAGCTGGTAGAGTAGATGATATGTCTTTAGGTAATTATAATACAGGTGGTATGACTAAAGGTGCATACAGCCATAAGACAAATCCATTAGCTGTAGTAGATAAAAATGGTCAGCACACAGGAATGGAGCTTACAGGTGGCGAGGGTGTATTTGATAAGCCTGCTATGGAAAAGATTAAACGAATGGTAGCTGGAGGACAATTTAAAGAAGCTGGCGTGTTCGTGAACAATGAAATGAAAACTTGGAAACATAAATAGTATGGCAACTTCAGTAATAGACTTACTAAAAAAGAACGAAGGATTTAGCGGTACTATCTACAATGATACTGGAGGAGTCCCTACTATAGGATACGGCTTTACTGCTATGGTTCTAGATGGTAAAGATGGCAGACCTAAATTTAGCGATTACAAAAACAAAGAAATGACTGAAGAAGAGGCTAACGACCTTTTAGTCAATAAGATTGTACCTTACTTTGAACGTCAACTTAGAAACAAACTAGATGACTATGATGGTTTAGCTGATAATCAAAGAGCAGCTATAGTAGACTTAGCATACAGAAATGGTGTAGCAGGGTTGGGAAAATCTGGGGTTTATAATGCTATTAACAAAGGTGACTTTGAAGAAGCTACAAATATTATCAGAGATTCAAAAGACTTACAGAAAGAAAACAGTGTTGTATTGCAACCAGGTGACAAAGCTTATGAAGGTATTACAGGTCGCAATACAGAAGCAGCAGATGTGTTTAGCGGAGTACAAACTGCTTCACCTCGTACTAAATCTTCTTCTCAGACTATTGCACCTGAAAAGAACAAACAACAAAAAGCTGTAGATGCTGTAAATAAAATAAAAAAAGCTCAACAATTTAAAACGTTACGTGCTGAACTGTCTCCTGCTTTTCAATCTCAAATTGAGAAAGAAATAATTGACTTTTCTACTGAGTTTGCCTCAACAATGAAAAAAGGTTGGGTAGGTAGTAGAGATGAAATACCTGCAAAAAACAAAGAGTTTGATGAAAAACTTAATGAGTACGTAAGAAATAAATATAAAGAGCTTGGTCTAGATGAGTCTAAACCTGAAGACTGGGCTAAGATGAAAGCTATATTTAAATATGCATCATCTATACCTCAAGGCGAAGAGTTTGGAATAAAAATTGGAAATAAAGATAATAGGCTTATTGATACCAATTTCGAAATTCTCATGGAAGACCGAAGTGGTAGTGGGAATTGGTACTCTATGTTTGGAGAAGGTGCTCAGTTGGATGATACTATCCCTTCTAGCGTGCAAGAAGAACTTCAATCTGATGAATACGTTTCTAATGTACTAGCTGATAAAGAAAAGTATGGATTAGACTTTAAAATTAATAAAGGGCAAAATATCTTAGATATAGACGAAGAGGAATTGTCTAAAAGAGTAGGTGTTGATATAAGTGGTAAGTATTTTGGTGAAGAAAAAGATAAGTCTCAACAGCTAATACAGGATGTATTTACTGGTGTAGAAACCCCACCTGCTACGGAAGATGCTAAAATTAAAGATTCGTTAGCAGAAGGTATAGCAGCAGGTGAGGCTTTAGAGCTTGAAGATGAAGAAATAGAAGAAGAAGAATCTATGAAGTCTTTAGGTTTAAATGAAGACGGTTCTCAAAAACCTCCAGTTGGGCCTGACAATCAAGAAAAAATGCGTAAAGCAGAAAAAGTGCTTTCTGGTTTGAAAGCTGCTGCAGGAATACTATCTTTATCTAAAGCTTTAAGAGACCCTGAAATAGAAACCCCTGAATTATCTCCCCTTATTACAGAGGCTGTAGAGAAACAAAGGCAACTATCTAAATCAGGTCTTACAGCAGCTGAAAAATCAGCGGCTATGTCAAACCTAGATAATGCGTATGCAGGAGCAATGAAGAATGTTTTAAGAGCCTCTGGTGGACAAAGAGGAATGTTCTTAGCTGGACAAGGTGTGGTCGATGCAAATCGAATACAAGGGCTTAATCAACTTGCAGCTCAAGACGCTGCAGTTAGACAACAAAATGTACAGCAATACAATGCACTTGCATCTTCAGTTGGTCAAATGCAACTACAAAGAGATATGTCTGTAGAACAAATGAAGCAAGCTACAATGCAAAAAAACAGAGATGTTCTTGGAGGTATAGGAACAAATCTTGTTTCTGATGCTATAAGTGATGTTTCTTGGTATTTAAACCCTAACAGAGATTTGATAGAGCAAGCGCAGAGAACTAACCTTGAAGGTTTGGCAGGGTCTGATAGAGTTCCTTACGACGCTTCAAAAAGTGCTTCTGTAGGGTTGGCTTCTACAAACCCGAATATTAAATCGACTGAACAAGAAAAGCAGTTACAGAAACAAAAAAACAAAACTTTTAAATAATGGATTACTCTAAAGTTAATAACGCTTTGTCTGGTTGGCAAGGCTCAAGCGCACGAAGAGATAGAGAGCGTGCTGAGTTAGGTCAAGCAATGCAGTTGCAGCAAATGAACATGCAGCAACAGCAAATGGCAGAACAAAAAGAGCAACAACTAGATGATTGGATGCAAGTTATTCAATCTAAAGCTAGTCAGGTTGCTATACGTAACGAAGACAGAGAAACTGTTCAAGGTTTATACGACCAAGAACGTGAGGTGTTTTTAGCTGAATTAGAGAAAGCTGGTAATGACCCAGTAAAGTTTATGAATTCTGGAGGTCGTAGAGTTATGCAAAACTTTTACAACAACTTAAACAATTCAGAAGAAATCCAAAGAATAAAAAGTAATACCCAACAAGTACAAAGCTACTACGAGGCTTTAGAGGGGGGTGAAGGAAAAAACGCACATCTTATATCTAATCAATCTAGAAGAGATTTTAATGCTTTTATGGAAGGCGATATAGACTCTTTTAATCATAAGCAGCTTGCACAGTGGTCTCAACCAAAAGAAGGAGATTATGCAGGTGCAGGCAATAAAGCTCAAGCCTTTTTAAACACAGATGATAATTATAGAATATTTAAGTCTAACTATTTAATTGAGTATGACTTACCTTCTTCTATGTATGAATCAATATCAGATAGTCAGTTAGAAAATTATGCTGCAGGATATGTTGGAGGTGGAAGAGCTAAAGCTTTACAACCTACTATAGGTTCTATTGGTGAGGTAAACAAATCTTATGGAGCTCGTGTTAGCAAACAACTTTCTAAGATAAATAGAAAAACAATTAGTACAGACTTACTTAAAAGCGGTTCACAAGAATATGAGTTTTCTGTAAAAGACTTTGATTCAGGTACATTTGTTTACACACAGTCACCAGAAAATACTGATGTAGTAGGTAGTAGAGGTTTCCAAGGTAGCGAACTAACATTTGCTCAAATTAAATTTGGAGAAAACACTATAACGGACTTAGAGGGAGATACATACATATCTGATGTTAAAGCAGATGGTACTATGTACGATGAAAATGGTACATTACTTCCAGTGGGAACTCAAATTGGCTCTATACAACCAATGGGTGTTTATTTAGGGTATAAAATAAAAACAGCCGATGGATTTAAACTTGTTACTGCAGACGATGTAGATGGAGCGCCACAAGACGCAGAACATGTTATTATGCAAGAGTATCAAGACGACGATTATATTACAAGCAAAGAACGTTATTACGTAGAAATAGACACATCTAACCCTACTAAGATGGCTATGTTGTCTAAACAAAAAGGTATAGACGGAGCATTGAATAGGTTTAATTCAGAGTCTGGTATAGGTCAACAATCAAACGTGCAGGCGCAAAAAAGTTTAGCACCGTTATCTCTTACGTCTAATCAAGAAGACGTAACGGCAAACGTAGAGATTTATGACGCTCCTATTACAACTACTATGCAACAGTTAGGTGTAGACCCTGCAAGAAACATAGTATCTAGAAGTTTACTTTTAGCTTTAGCATCAGGAAGTGATGATGTTAATTCTGGTATAAGTCAATTAGTAAGATTATTTAATGCTGATGATTCACCTGAGTTAAATGCTGCTTTAGTGAGCGGAAACTCAAAACAATTTTTTGACTTATATTTGGAAGGTCTAGTAGCACAAGGTGTGGACCAGAAAGTAGCAATAGACCATTTAATAAAAGTAGACGAACTAAGGAGCAAAATACAAAAAGCACACAACTAAGTTATGGAAGAAAATCTGTGGAATCCAAACCCAGGAACGCCAAGTCAAGACGTTTCTAAGTACGACCAATCATTAGATAGTAACTTTAAAGAACCACAAATACAAGATAACATACAAGCTCCCCAAGAGCCTGTAACTCTTGTTGGTCAACCT